TTAAACAGCAATAATTTGCCATTCTTTGCCTCTATCGTCGTGGTATTTATCAGTCATATTTTGTGTTTTATGCCCCAATAATTTTTGTGTATTAATTCCTTGTTCACGATAAAGTCGTTCTGATAAAGAACGTTGTTCATGGAAAGTAGGTGCCGTACCTTTTTCCCAAGTTAACCCACATTTATCTCGCGCTTTTTTAAACGTTGTGGTTAATGTATTTGGTGTGACTTGCTCGCCTCGTTTTGCTTGTGCGGTGGTATGCCGATAATGCACGAGATATTTACTCACAACCGCGTCACGACATTGAGCAACAACATCCCTTAAGGAGAGATTGATAGCCTCACATTTTAGCGAGAGAGGGATGGCCAACTTACTGCCTGTTTTCTCTTGCTGTATATGTAACATGTCATCCCAGATATCAGAGAATTTCATTTTACAGATATCACCGATCCGCTGACCAGTGGTTAAAGCCAACAACATGCCGCATTGCAGGTAAGGAGGGTGGTTTTTAGCTTGCTGATAAATAGTGCGCCATTCTTTCAATGTCATGCGTTCTCTTTTCACTCTGTTCCGTGGTTGTTTAGTTGCTTTTGCGGGATTGTAACCAGGCGGAACATAGCCAGCATGTTGAGCTTCTTTAAATACATCAATAAGCACCATGCGAACGACCTGAGCCATTCTCGAATGTCCTAATACTTTGACGGAATCTATTATTTCAGCGATATCTAAAGCGGTTATCTCTTTTAATATTTTCGTACCACAATACTGACGGAATAAATTAATAGGTTTCATTTTTTGTCGATAAGAATTAATTTTTAATTCACCGATATCTAATCTTTCTTTTTGAATATCTAAATATTTATCTATCCATATATCGACAGATATTTCAGACTTATTTGTCTTCATTTTTGATAACCGTTCATTAATACTTAATAACTGTCGAGTATGTTGTTCAGCAATAATTGTATTGGCTTGAATGGCAGTTTCTCTCGCTTCTTGTTCGTCAGTGCCTAAGCTATGAAATGTACCAGTGATGGGATGTTTATATTGCCAATAAATTTTGCCGTTACGTTTATCTAGCTTTCGATATAAATTAGGGATAATAATTTTATGGGTTCGTGGTCGGGCAGCCATCTGTAATTATCCTCTTAAGTCGTTCCGTTGATTTAGTAGGAATTTGAGGGAGAGACAGATAACCCACATAACGAGCTTCTCTATCAACCATCCACTTGCGGCCAACTTTCATTGCGGGTGGTGCAATAAGGTTATTCTTTGCGTATTTTTGTAATACCGTCATGCAAGGAGAGGCATCTCCAAATTCCAACCTTGCCCACGCTTCAAGAGTCACCATTCTTGACATATTTTCTCTCCATACTGCCGTATACAGTTTAAATAGACGTTAATTATGCTGGTGGTATTTATTTAAACTTTTTAGAACTGTTTATTTAGCTCCTTTTACTTAATTCATTAAATCTACGTAAAAATAAAACTTTGGCTTGTAGTGGGGTTAATGGATTAACAATAAAATCACTCGTAGGAATACCTTCAAGCATTAGCCAATTGCTACCCACATCAATTTCTAAATCTCGTTTTTCGGTTGCTAATATCATTAAGTCGGCTAAATGAACGGCGTCCGATATAACGGGTGGCAAGTTATATTTTTGACGAATAACAGCATCAATGCTTTTTTCTATCTCCTTATATTCAGGTAATAGCTTTTTAAGCGGTGATGGCAGATCTTTTACATAGGCTTCACTGGCATCATGAAGTAAGGCTTCTAAAGCATATTCAGGTGCAACTAAATAGCTGACATATACCGAGTGTTGAGCAACAGAATAGAAATTATCAATCTGCCCATTAAAGCGACATTCATTAGCTAAACCCGTCGCAATGTCTTGAATATCTATATCCTCGATCCGTACATCGAGGTAATAGAAGTGCTTATTCGTTGCAGTTGCAATATAAGACATTATTCTCTCCACATAATTTAAGTAATAAAGATCCCTCTCGATTTAATCGAGATTAAATTTCCCTGATGTTGGTTAATGGTAAATTCAAATAAAGACTTATTTTTTATGTTTCAATTATTGAACTTGATTATTGCTTACCTCAAGTTGTGGCGGTTTCTACTGTTTTCTATGAAGTGGGAAAGACTCTTCATCTAATACTAAGTTTTGTTAGAATTAAATCTAATAAAACTTATATTTTATGTCAACACAAATCTAAGTAAATTTAGATTTGTGTGATAGTGAGATTACAATTCGTACTGAACACCTTTTACAACACCAACAATTTCACAATTGCCATTGATCGGGATGTTTGGATAGCGGGGATTGAGTGGAGATAGGTATTTATTAGGGCCATCAATAATTAATTTTTTAATTGTTACCTCGTCACTTCCTGTAAGGCGAGCGACTACAATTTTGCCACTAATTGCCTCTGCTGCGGGATCAACAATAACTTTCGCACCTTCTGGAATAGAAGGCATACCCGAAGGATTAGTCATCGAATCACCTCTTACTGTAAGGGCGAAGCTTGAAGGTGATACCTTTAAAGAAGTTTCTAGATATTCCAACGTTTCATCATAAATCTCTGTTGCTAGGTATTCAGTGAATTTACCTGCTTGTACATATGACAAAACGGGAAGTTTTCTCATTGTTGTAATCACAGAAATATTTTCCTTCGATGATATGCCGTAAAGGATGTAAGACTCAGTTGTATTAAAAAATTGAGCAAGCTTTATTAGAGCATCGCCATTTGGCAAATTAAGATCTTTTTCCCAATAGCCAACCGCAACACCCGATACGCCACAGTATTTACCTAGTTCATTTTGTGTCGTCTTGGTTGTCTTACGAAGCTTTTTTATTCTGCTTCCAACAGTATCCATTTTTATTCCGAGGTTAGTTTTTAACTAAGTTATCTTAGTTTTTATTGATAAAAGAAAACTTATATTTTAATATCTAATAAAACTTATATTGGAGGTGCTTATGACAACTAATGAAGTTGAAGTTTACTTTGGTGACGCTAGCAAAGTCGCTAGTTTTTTTAAAATTACGCCAGAAGCCTTTTATCAATGGAAGAAAAGACCAGGTCAATTAATACCTAAAAATCGAGCAATTGAGGCTGACTTACTAACTGAGGGAAAACTTAAATATAACCCTGAACTTTATAGAAAAAATACCAAAACAGCATAAGGCAATTAACTACCAATAAAAGATAGAGCAGGTAGATATGAGCAAACATTCAATTAAAGAAGTTATCAAAGAAATGTGCAAAGCACTACCGGGTGGACGTTCTGCTATGGCAGGGGCTTTAGGTATGTCACTCGATACGTTTAATAACAAGTTATACGAAAAAAATGGCTGTCGTTTCTTTGATATTGATGAACAGGAAGCCATGGAAGACATTTCGGGCACTAAGTTGCTGGTGGAATATCACCTAGATCGCCATGGCATGAGTGCATTACCAAAAATAGAAGCAGAAAAGATAGACCAAGTAGAGCTATTTGATATGCGAATGACATTGGCTGCTATGCAAGGATCACTCGCCGTTTTAATTCAAGAAAGCCTTGTTGATGGTGTTTTAACGGATGAAGAAATAGGGCGTATTTATCGAAAAGCAGGGAAAGTTTTTGCGTATGCAATTGGGTTCTTGGATTCACTGAAAGTGTTATACGGTGAAAAACAGGAAGCGGCTAAGAGAGGGTGAAGCCAAAGGTATACGGCCTCTGGCTTCGGTTGCCAATTTCAATGATGTGAAGAGAAATAAGCATGAGTAGATTAGCGTATTTAATACCTAAAAAGCAATTTCGCTGTTTACCCTTAACTAAAGAGGGAACATTTCGCTATGTAGAAAGCATACCGAGTGACAATCGATCACACAACTACCGAAAAAATATCGATTTGGTAGATAAGAGGACACTGAAAAAGTCATGGGCTGATTTCTATTTCTTGAGTGGAGGAAAATGCAATGCGAAATGAAGATCCCAATCGTCTTGATCGCTATTACAGAAACCCTCGAGGGCTCCTTGTTCATGTCATTCGTTATGATCGAGAAAAACAGCGCGTTATTTTTATGATTGATGGTTGTGAATACGAACAATGCGAGCCGGTTCAAAGATTTAAAGAGAGATATACCCGAGTTAAGTGAGGCCTCTTATGAGTGTTAAATTATCTAGTTATGTTTGGGATGGTTGCGCCCATGCAGGTTTAAAACTCACATCAGTCGCTATCATGGCAAGATTAGCTGATTTTTCTAATGATGAAGGTATTTGTTGGCCTTCTGTTGTGACGATTGCTCGTCAAATTGGTGCGGGTGAAAGCACGGTGCGCACAGCAATAAAGCAGTTGGAAAAAGAAGGGTGGTTAACCAGCGAAAAGCGTAGAAAAGGCAATCGCAACGCAAGCAATATTTATCAGCTGAATGTAGAGAAACTATACCAATCAGCAAAGAAAGCACTTTCTCAACCAACAAAAGCTGACGTGTCAAAACCTGACGCATCAGGATCTGACCCATCAAAATTTGTTGCATCAAATTCTGTTCCTTCAGAATCGAGCAAAAATAGGGATTTTGACCCGCCAGCTCCTGAGGGCGATCCATCAGTAACTTCAAAATATGATCCATCAATAAATTATTCTTCGTCGCAGAATTCTGACGCATTCAGCGACCAGCCGAAAATGGATTTTTTAGCTCGTTATCCAGAGGCGGTTATTTATAGCGCCAACTTTCAAAAATGGGGCTCCGCTGACGATTTGAAGTGCGCTAAATGGCTATTCAGTCGTAAATGCGAAGTGTTTCAAGAGATGGGATTAAAAACGCCTAAAGAGCCCAATTTCACTGATTGGGCTAATGATATTCGCTTGATGACAACGATTGATGGGCATACTCACAAAGAAATTTGCCAGTTCTATAAACGAATTACACAAGATGATTTTTGGAAAAAGAATGTTCAGTGTCCTCGTACACTCAGGGCTCAATGGGATGATTTAACCTTACGTTTGGCGGGTAAGAAAAAAATCACCATCGACTACGTAGAGCGTGATGAAACATTCCGGCTTATCTGGGGTACGGGTTGGAAACCTAAAAATAAAATCCAAGAATTAGCCGCTATTCAGGCAAAGAAAAATGGTCTAGGCCGAATGAATGAGGTTGCAGGTTTAGCTGCGTGGCGAGGTATTTGGCAACAAGTCGCGGAACAAGTTGCTCAGGACGTTTTGCTATAAACGAGAGTGGAGAAAAATAACATGAATGGACTAATTGTTATTGATGGTGTTCAAATTCGTCGAGATACCGCAGGGCGCTATTGTTTAAATGATCTTCATCGAGTCTCAGGTGGTGAAAAACGGCATCAACCTTCGAATTGGAGTGCTTTGACTCAAACTAAAGAGTTGGTTGATGAAATTTCAACCGCTCCTGAGATCACAGGAGCGGTTCCCATTGTGACCATTGTTGGAGGGCTTAACCAAGGAACATATGTTTGCAAAGAATTAGTGTATGCCTATGCAATGTGGATAAGCCCGTCATTTCATTTAAAAGTGATCCGTACTTTTGATGCATTGATAATACAGCAACACGAAGAAAAGTTAGCCGATAAAGTTCAAGCAGGGGTTATATTGCTTGAATCGATGGCAAAGAGCCTGAATTTCTCAAACTCTTCAAAATTAGGGGCGTATCAAAAATTACAAGCCATGGCAGGCTTACCCGAATTAGCCCCTGTGTATGCGATTGATGCGCCAAGCGGATCAATGGATGGTTCAAGTCGTCCAACAGTAGCTTTATCAACACTGATTAGAAAACATCAATTACCTATTTCAGCGCAACAAGCGTATAAACGGTTGGCCGATCTCGGCATTGTTGAGCGCTTATCACGCCCAAGTACGAAAACCGCTAACAAAATGAAAGAGTTCTGGTCTGTGACTGCCCGAGGCTGCCAGTTTGGGAAGAACATGACCAGCCCTAATAATCCTCGCGAAACTCAACCCCATTTTTTTGAAAGTAAAACGGATGAATTGATCCGTATGGTGATGCTGAATAAGCAGGTGAGTGCATGAAATTACTATTAACCCCCTATATTCAGTCCGATCTTGGTGTTGTTTTATTGAAGCCCGAAGCGGAGTTGCTTGAGCAACTTAAACAACATTCTCGTGTGATTATTAGTGATGTACCAAAGAGTTTAAATAAATGGCCTTCTGGTGAATTAACAGGGAATGAACAGCCATTATTGAATAACAAGGACATTATTGGCTTTTTGAACAATGAAAAAGTGATCCAAGCTATGGGCGGGCTGGTATCGATGAATATGTGGATAGGCAGGAATATCCATTGCTGCCAGATTAACGATAAGCATGACAGTTATCATCATCATGAATTAACAACCACATGGCATAAAGACGGTGTGATACGAACCTGTTGGTATCATGATAATCATATTCGTAATTCATCGGCGGGGTGGGTTGCTGAGTTAGCGTATAAAAATCGTATTGCTTGGATGATAGATACTATTCGCAGTCGTTTGAGATTAGATGATAGCCATTCGCTGACGATACCTGACTTTTTTGCTTTTGCCGTGATGCATAAACTGGTTGATGAATTACCTGATGCCATATTGCGTCGTATTCTAAATTGGCCTGATAAACCTAAAGAGCGCAGGGTGCATGGCGGTTTTCCTGAAGCTGATATTGTTCCAAATGAAGTGACAGCACTATCAGCAATGAATGCGCGTTTAGATGCTATAAAACCCGTTATTAATATGACTGTCGATCCTGAACCTCCAGCCTCATTTCTTCTTAAACCTAAAATGCGCCGTTGGGAGAATTCCCAGTGGCTTCAATGGGTAAAAACACAGCCTTGTTGTGTTTGCGGACAACAAGCTGATGATCCACATCATATCATCGGCCATGGTATGGGAGGCATGGGAACGAAAGCACATGACTTATTCACTATTCCATTATGTCGGCAACATCATGATGAGTTGCATCGTGATCCAAAATTGTGGGAAGCCAATTATGGTAACCAAATCGAATTGTTATTTTCTTTTTTAAACCGTTCATTAGGAATGGGGGCGTTGGTTTAACGTGTATACGGCACGGGGAGTATTAGTATGAGAGATATGCAGGAAGTTTTATCACGTTGGGGAGCGTGGTCAGCTAATGAGGGGAATAGTATCGATTACTCATCAATTGCAGCAGGTTTTAAAGGATTAATTCCAAGTTCAAGACGAAGCCGAGAGCAATGTTCAGATGATGATGGCTTAAAAATCAATAAAGCGGTATTACATTTAAAGGTAAATAATAGTTACTTATTTCAGTTGGTTATTATGTACTATGTGAAGAATTATCCTTTGCGTTCAATGGCTTCAAAACTCGGCATTTCTCATAATGAAGTGGCTAAGCGATTACAGACAGCGGAAGGATTTATTGAGGGATGTCTATCGGTTGATAACGTAAAATTAGACATGGATAAAATAATTAGAAAGCACAGCATTTATAGTCTTGCGTAATTACAAAACACAATATATTGTGTTAATGATGGTTTTGATGTTACACCTCTTATCAATTAAAAACCTCGTGAGTATAGCGGGGTTGTATTTTTTATAGGTCTACTTAAGCTGATTTATCGTTAAAAAATAAAGTTTGCAATCTGAATTTTTCTATGGCTTAATAGCGTCACTGGTTTGGAAGTACAGACCTATTTATGTTAGTAAGTTTAAAGTTGTTCCCGTTTAGCGTTATCCTCGATACCTCTTCATTGTGAATTCCTTCTAATTAATTCCCATAAGTAAAAATACAAAACAAACCGCATATGCCTTATGGCAAATTAAATAAATTAAAGGAAATTCTATGTCTAATACAATGACTGGTACAGTAAAATGGTTCGATGAAGGTAAAGGTTTTGGTTTTATTACTCCAGCTGATGGCAGCAAAGATGTCTTCGTACATTTCTCTGCAATCCAAAGTGATAGCTTCAAAACATTAGCGGAAGGCCAACAAGTTTCATTCACCATGGAAAATGGTATGAAAGGCCCAGCAGCAGGCAATGTGGTGGCTCTCTAAAGGCGCTATTACTATTCGCCTCTATTTTAAATGCCCTTGTTGTAGCAGTTCACAATATAGAGCATCACAATTTGATGTCACAGTGAATAATCCACACGGCACAAAATGTATCTTTTGCAAAAGTGTGATGACGGCTCAAATGAGTTAAGCATTAAATAGTTGAATATATAAAACCTCGCTTCGGCGGGGTTTTTTGCCATCTACAATCTCATATTGGCTAAAGATAAAAAATTTAGGTTTTAGGGCTTGAAAAACACTTGCTCGTTCATATTTATATTTTGGGCAAATAAGATACTGCCCATAATTCACTAAATACTGAAGGAGGAGTTATATGCCTAACATTAAACCTTTTTCATTATTCCCAACATTATCTGACAACTTACTTTCAAATCGTTTTGATCAGATAGATCGCCTGTTTAGTCAGTTAACAGGCAGTAAGCCCATTGCATCACCTGTACAGACTTATAACCTGAAACAGATTGATGATAACCATTATGAACTGACAGTGAGTGTGCCTGGATATCAAGAAGATGACCTATCTGTTTCATTAAAAAGTAGTCGTTTATTGATTGAAGGGAAAAAAGAAGAAAAATCAGAAGAAGACAATGATAAATGGATCCACCGAGGCATATCTCAAGGGCAATTTACATTGCAATTTGACCTTGGTAAAAATGTTAAAATAGAAAAAGCTGATTTATCAAGTGGACTTCTGACTATTGCTATTGAGTATGAGTTACCGGAAGAAGAAAAACGACAAACAATAGCGATAGAAAATAAAGATAAAAAATAATTGAGTTAAATAACGTGAATAAGATTAAGGCTACACATGGTGTGTAGCCTTAATTTTTTGTGAGGGTTTTAAAATTCACCAATTCAAAGTTGAGTTCACAAGGTTTGTAAGTCGAACATAATTAGAGCTGGCTGTCTGGTTTGAGCGAGGAGCTGACATTTGATTAGTGTCAGCAATTACATTTTCTTACTCCACCTAACCCTTATGAAGTATGTAAAAAGTATGGTAAAAAGCTCCGCTGCCGGAGTTTTACCGAAAGGAAAGAAAAAACATCAGAGGCGGTCAGGTCGTGAAATGTGAACAGCGTCCCTCTGTACAATAAGTAGATGCCACTGAAATCACAAATGCCAGTTGGGCAGGAACAGAGAAATTGCAATCCGCCCGTTTTTTGATATATTAAAGATGGTTTATGGGCAGATTTTGGGTCGCGTTTCGCGATCAGTGAAAAAAATGTCCGGTAGGATTGCCCTTTAAGAAACTTATTGTCCTGGCTCTTCTTAGATCCTTGTCAAGTTTGCGTAAGAGTGCCCATAAGCCTTTTTAGTGGTGACGTATAGTGAATAAACTTTTATTATTAAAATCGGCAAAGACAAAGCCGGATTTAGCAAGGATTTTAGGTGTAAAACCTTCTACATTAACGTATTGCTTATATATTGTTAAGCCTGAAAATCAATATGTACAATTCGAGATCCCCAAGAGAAACGGGGGTAAAAGAATTATCAGCGCTCCCTCAGGAATGCTAAAAAACCTGCAATCCTCCCTTTCAGATTTATTGCTTGACTGCCTAGATGAAATTATTTTTCTAAAGTTCCCCGATTCAGAGATAACGAGGCAAAAAGCAAAAAACTCTCTTTTTTTAAAAGTGAAGTGCTCTGGCTCAGAAATAAAACAGCCCTCGCTTTCGCATGGATTTGAAAGAAAACGTTCAATTATTACCAATGCAATGATGCACTTAGGGAAAAAACACGTCTTCAATATTGATTTAGAAAACTTCTTCGGTAGTTTTAATTTCGGAAGAGTGAGAGGTTTTTTCATTAAAAACAAAAACTTTTTGCTTGAACCAGAAATAGCCACGGTGATTGCAAAAATAGCCTGTTATAATAACGAACTGCCTCAGGGCAGTCCGTGCTCACCTGTCATTTCTAATTTAATCATTCATGCTTTAGATATTAAATTAGCGGCGGTCGCTGCAAAACATTCATGTACGTATACTAGATATGCAGACGATATAACTTTTTCAACCAGAAAGGAAAATTTACCCTCTTCTATAGCGAAATCAGATAATCACACTTTTGTTGCAGGGACGGTCATCAGAAGAGAAATTGCCCGTTCAGGATTTTCGATTAATGAATCTAAAACAAGGGATCAATACAAAGACTCCCGGCAGGAAGTTACGGGGTTAGTTGTAAATAAAAAACCGAATACTAAAAAAGAATACTGGCGACTTGTGCGAGCTCAGTGCAATCATCTGTTTAACACGGGTGCGTTTAAAGAGACGATAAATGGCGCTGAGGTAACTGGTAATATTCACAGGCTCGAAGGGAAACTGACTTTTATTGACCAGGTTGATCATTATAACCGGCTTCGTCAGGGAGAAAAGTTAAATCCTAAATATCATTTAAAAAAAGACGCTATCAGAAAAAATACCCCTTCAATAAGGCGTTATTTACATACGTCCAGAGAGACAACATTTAGTAAGTTTCTTTTTTATCGCTGGTTCTATGGTAACACCAAACCTACGATTCTTACTGAAGGTCAGACTGATAATATTTATTTAAAGTCAGCAATATGGAAGCTCGCAGTCCAATTCCCTAAACTGGCAACAGGGAAAAGTACCACAGAGCCTTATAAGGCCTTGACTCAGTTTTTTAAATATAATGAGCGAACCAGATACTTATTAGAGCTTTTTGGTGGTGGTGATTATCTGAAGGATTTTGTAGTTAATTACAAAAAATTGTTTAATGCTTATAAAGCACCTAAACCATCGCACCCAGTAATTATATTCGTGGATAATGACTCCGGACCTAATAACCTGATTAATTATGTTAAAGGAGTTAAGGGCATTGATATTTCCCCTGCGGGTGTAGGTGTTAACGACATCCGTCAGTCTGAATTTGTTCATATTTTTTGCAATCTTTATCTGGTGCTCACACCTCAGGGAGCGGGAAGCTCTGAGACTGATATTGAGTATTTCTTTAGTGATGCTGATCGGCTTAGGGAACATAAAGGAAAGCGTTTTAATACGGTCGCCGACCGTGACAAAGTTAATGACCTCAGTAAAGAAGCATTTGCAACGCATATTGTTAAGGCGCAGAAAAGTATTATTGATTTTTCACGGTTTACTCATCTTTTAGAACGCATAGAAAAAGTGATAGATCATTATAATTCAATAAAGTGATCTCGCTTATAGCAGGTAGATATCAAACCCAGATACTGGTAAGGTTTTGATTGCTGGTAAACTGCGGGTTTTACCGAATGCGGTCGAACAGAAAAATATCAGTCCGATTTTGGCACTGTGCGGACTATCTGATTAGATTTAGCCTTAAATCATAGTAATATTAGATCGAATCTGATCATATATATCTAAATTACAAGTATGAAAGGACTGCTCAATACAATAAAAAAATGCTGATACGCTAGGAGTCATATCGGCATATAAAATAAACGCAAGAAGCAATGTAAGTCATGTCGTACTAATTCGTATCAGACCTGTCAATTCGATACATATGTAATGATAATTATTCTCATTAATATATTCAACCCTAAATTAAATAAGGTTACTTTGTAGCCTTTTCGTCTACGCCATCTACAGAATCAATACTTACTTATACAGTTCTCACAAGAGTTGTGAGTCGGCATCTTATTGATTAAAGTTTTAGTAGAGTTTTATTTTTGATAGTACAACCAAGTGGTTTTATCGTATTTTTTGTAAACGTGGGACGACAGCTTAAATGAGTTAAGCATTAAGTGGTTGAATATATAAAACCTCGCTTCGGTGGTTTTTTTGTTACCTGAATTTTACCACGCCTCTTAACTGAGGTTTTTGTATTGATAGGTGAAACCGAATGTACATATCTGCTGTACTAGATATACTGTATAAATAAACAGTTGTTTATATGTGGGTAATGTTGAATAGAGATATTATGGGGTCGAGCTCAAAAAGCAGTGGAGTAAAATCCTTTTATTATTGCATTAATAAAATTTAACTATATTATTTTTAAAAATTTTTGATAAGGAAATAATATGGCAATCTTTAAATTTTATAACATTCAACTTTTACCAATCAAGACAGAAACTATTTCGGGAGTCGGTGAGGATGGCTATTGTAGGTTATTTCAATCCCTTTCAAATCAAGTAAATAGTTGTAAAGAGAATAGCGAAAAATTGAGCTCGATTGCTTATCCGATGAGAGGCGGTATGTTCTTTGCGCCATACAGCATAACAATCACTAGTTACCCTTCAGAGAAGGGAGATGAACGACTTATTTATGGTTCATTTTTGAAGTTTGATGATGTTAATGAGGTTGTTGATACTAATAGCGGTGAGCTTCTATATAAATCTAAAGGTAACTCGAGTAGTAAGCGTTATGCTTTTGAGTTTGTTTTTGACCCAATTCAGCATGTTATGGCTATTCATCAAGCTGCTGGCTTGCCTACTAGAAATCCATTAATTGAGGCATTAAAAAGTATTTTAGACGTACATGCGGTTGAGTTATTCAAAAATCATAGTTTAGAGATTGAAGAGTTAACAGCAGCAGAATCAATTAAGATTTTTTTTGAAAAAAACCTTATAGGTATAAAAAGCTATGATGGGTATGTCACATTCTCTAATTCTGGTTCATTTGACGAATTTGCAGAAAGTGCAATAGTTAAAAAAGCAGAACAAGAGCTAAAAGATAAAAATGTTGGGAAATGGAGTTCGAAATACTCAAGCTTTAAAGGCTCCTTAATGAATGAATTGCCAGAGCAAGCAAAAGTTCAAATGGTTTTGGCTGCAAGATATGGAAATGTTGAAGTATCTTACACTGATGAAAATGGAGAGAAGCATAAATATGTCATGGAAGATTATCCAGTACGAGAAAGTTATAAAGAAGAAAAACAATTGGGGCGAAGAGCTAGAGCAATGGAAATAAAAAAACTTATAATTCAAGCAATAAAAAGAACAATATCAAAGTATTAATAATGTTCTTTATAGGAGTGTAGCAATGTTGGAAAAATATTTTAACTATGAAAAAATCAGAGCTATCCCTATTGTAGGTGATATTTTCCGCATTGCTAATGCATATGTTTATGAAGGGGCAGTTGAGAATCATGTTTCTATTGCACCAATATCTTTATGGAAACAAAAGATAGGAAAAAAGTTATTATATGCACTCATTCTAACAGTCATTTTATCCATTATTTGTTGGTTATTTTTAGATGTGCAATGGATTGCATCTGATTCAATAATAAGTGTATTTCCTAGCTTATTAGGATTTGGTATTGGTGTGTTTGCTCTGTTGTTCATTTTACCAAATAGACTTTATCAGCTTTTAGATAGAGAAAAGGAAAATGGAAACATTACATTCGGGCATGAGATATTAGCTGTTGATATGGGATATCCACTTCTAGTGTTTGCTGTGATTTTATCATGGGCTGGAATTAATAAATTCATTGATATTGATGTTTTTAATTTTATAAGTAAGTGGATGTTTTTTTATGGCATGAGTATGGTTCTTGAGCTTATTTCTTTTTTATTTAATGTTTCGATATTAATAATGAATTTAAAAATAAAAAGCTAACCTGCTCCGGCAGGTTTTTTGTTATCTACAACCTGTAAGGATTACTTACAAGTTCAACCATCCGGAATTACCGGATAGTTCACATTCAGAAGATCGCTTAGGCGGTCTTTTTTCATCTACGCCGACCACAGAATCAACACCCACTTATACCGTTCACACAAGAGCTGTGAGTCGGCACCTTATTAACTAAAATAAATCGGTAAATGTTATGTCAAAAGAGATAAGCGAATTACAATTTAGTCTTCACTATGCCTCAGAAACAGACAGTGAAAAGAACACCTCTATCATTTTAACGGCGAATATCCATACGGCTGATGGTGAAACTCAACAACTGACACAATTAATTTGTACGACATCTCCAGTAGGTAAAAAGCAATATCGAATCGGCTTGCAAAAAATTAGTGATGCTGGTGCTCCATTGCTGGTGGCGATTGAATCCTATTGGCGTAAAAACACACAAGAGAGTTGTGTTTATTTGTTAGAGAAAGCGAAGCAATTTATTCAGGGACACTTACAACAAACGAATACATGGATATCTATGTATGGTCTTGTGATTGTTTCTAATGCGTCACTGGAAGAACAGTTGCCTGAAGGTTTATTAAAGGCACTTAAAGTATCAATGCCCGCCTAATTTTTATCGTTTCACTTTTAACTCTCTCACACTCATCATCAACGGACACTCCTTTGGGGGTGACTATGCGTATGGATAAATTAACCAATGTAACCTATGGAACAGCAGGCCTAACGGCATTTTTTGCCAGTCTCTCATTATATGAATGGGGATTTGTTATCGGGATGGCGTTTAGCATGGCCCTAGGTTTAGCTACTTATTTTATGACTCGTCGAGAACAGCGAAAACGCACTCAATTATTTGAAGAGCTTGTTCGTCATGTTGACCCACAAAACCCAACTGAAACATTAAAAAGACTTGCTGAATTAATGGTGAAAGCGCCAAAGGATATTTAATGTCTCTCAAACAGAAAATAGCTGCGCTAACAACTGCGGGAGCAACAGCAATTGCGCTAGTAGTGATAGCCCATTTTGAAGGTGTGCGTTATGAACCTTATCGTGATGTGGCAGGTGTTTTGACGGTTTGTTATGGGCATACAGGTAAAGATATTATTCAAGGTAAGAGATACACACAACAAGAATGTGATGCGTTATTACAAAGCGATTTTATTAAGACACAACAGCAAGTCGATGCATTAATCAAAGTACCACTCGATGACTACACCAAAGCCGCTTTATATTCCTTTGCTTTTAATGTAGGAATGACAGCATTTGCTCGCTCAACATTACTCAAGAAATTAAATGCGGATGATAGAGCGGGTGCCTGTGAAGAAATAAAACGTTGGGTATATGCGGGTGGAAAGGTTTGGCGAGGGCTTGTCAGTCGTCGAGAGGCGGAGTCAGCACTATGTCATGGAAACCTTTAATCATCATTATCAGCTTTATCCTTGCATTACTCATTACAGTCGCTGGTGGAATTTATCTCTTGATTGATAACACATGTACTAAAGACCAAGTGAGTTTAGAAAAGCGCTGTCAGATAGCTCTCTCACATCATCGGTACTAATCATGAAATACGGGAAACTCTATGCCGTTATTACGATGGTAGGCATCATTGTGGGAGGCTATTGGGTGGTTAATTGGCAAGCTAATAGGATTAATTCACTGACAGATATCAACAAAAAACTGGCCGTAGCTCTTGAAGAACAGAAGTCTATTAATACTGATTATCAAGCACGCATAATGCGGTTAAACCAACTGGATATTCAATATACGCAGGAGTTAGCGAATGCCAAGAATGAAATTAGTCGCTTGCGTGATATTAGCGAGCGTCATCCTGAGCGGGTGTATATCAAAGCCGAGTGCCCAAAAAGCAAAACCACTTCCGCCACCAGCTTGGCTTATGCAACCACCGCCCGACCTACTGACACCGCTATCCGAAATTATTGGTTACTCAGAGAACGAATTGCAGAGTCAGAGCAAATGATTAAAGGGTTGCAGGATTATATCAAACAAGAATGCATGGAATAAAAAAGCCCAGCATGGGAGGCTGGACAATACTAACAATATATTGTTTCATATGGGTATAGTTAGACTTATTATTATAACTAAAGTAAATATATATGCTAGTTTATTGTGTTTAATTATTTATTTTTATTTGATTAATAGACGTAAGATAAAAAATAGCCCTATGATTTAATGTTCATAGGGCGGTTAAAATGAAGCAAAAAGTAAATATCAATCATTTCCAATTATATAATTATTATTTCTTTATGCAATAGAATATATTGTATTTCTGTTATATTAGTAGATTAAAAAATATATTTAATTGTAATATGTCATATAGTATCTATTTGATGTAAGTGTCTCTTTAGAGGTAGATAGTATTCCACTCTATCTGAACTCCCGATGGAATAAATAACGATGTGTAATCAAAAGTTAGTCGTACTTTTACTCGCTGATGGATCATGTAAACAAGTTGATATCACGGACATGTACTAATGACATGAGCATAAATACTCCAGATATCTATTTAGATAATAGTGACTGCTCGTCATTTGTACTGGGTTAGGGGGGCAGTAGATTTTGATGAAAAAAAACTGTAAGAGAGATTACAGGGCTGAAAAACATAAATATATTTATATATCTTTTTGAAACAGAAAGCGCCGCATTGTCGCTGTCTCCTATGTTAGCTATGACCTGTTTTATTCTCGACAGAGAGCACATAGTGAGAATCAAAAACAACGAATACCACCGTTTTGTTATTTTCGGTCATTATCAGCAACGTCAGCTGTAGGTAGAAGAAGGGGCGTGACGATGGAGAGACATCATCTACAAACGTCATTCATTGATTGGTGTATACAGATAGCCATCAGTTAACCACTGGTGGCTTTTTTATTGCGGAAAATTTGTAATGGAATAAAAAAAATGAAAAAACGCAATGTCTATGGTGGTCGCTGGGCAAAGGTGCGATTAGCATTTCTTAATGAACATCCACTTTGCGTCATGTGCCAAGAGCAAGGGCGCATTACTGCGGCCACAGTAGTTGACCACATTATTCCGCATCGTCTTAAAGAAGCGCTTGAATCAGGTGATAAAGAACGTATCGCAAAAGCCCAAGCCTTATTCTGGGACACAAAGAACTTCCAAAGCTTGTGCGAATTGCATCATAACTCCACCAAACAACGTATCGAAAAGAGTGGCAAAGTCATTGGCTGTAATGCGGATGGCATTCCACTCGATCCCAATTCTCATTGGCATCAATAACACCATGAAATACAGGGTGGGGGCGGGGTAAAAGTTCAAACACTTTCGCCCTGATTACCTAGCGCCCTCATTTGTGTGCACAACCGCGAAATGAAAAGTTTTTTTCTGGGAGGTTCCGATGGCAGGAAGACGCCCGAAACCGACCCACTTGAAGGTGGTCACCGGTAATCCGGGAAAACGAAAACTCAACGATAAAGAACCCCAACCTAAACGTGAAATTCCAAGCCCACCCGAACATTTAACGGATTGGGGGAAAATGGCGTGGGCAAAATTAACCTTATTACTTGATAGGATGGGCGTTTTAACTGTGGCTGACACGCTGGCATTAGAACGGCTGTGTGATATCTACGCCGATATTCTTCAATTGCGAGACACCATTGCCATTGAAGGTCGGACATACACTACAAAAACGCAATTAGGGGATTTTTTAATTAAAGCGAATCCTGCCGTTGCCATGTTAGCTGATGCAGATCGCCGTTTTAAAAGTTATTTAGTCGAGTTTGGTTTAACCCCCGCCGCTCGTTCGAAGGTGAAGATGGATGGTGGAGAAGAAGAGGAAGATCCGCTCAACCAATATTTCGGTTGATCCGGCAACGCAATACGCGCAAGACGTGCATCAAGGAAAAATCTTAGCGGGGCCTGATATTCGTCATGCATGTGCGCGTCATCTTAAAGATTTAAACGAAGCCGAGCAACGAGGATTAGTCTGGGATGTCGAGGCCGTCAAAAGGGTGATCGATTTTTTCGCGAAAGTCTTAAAGCTCAATGGCGGGGAGCATGAAGGAAAACCGTTTATTTTATTGCCTTGGCAATGCTTTGTGATTGGCTCCATTTTTGGCTGGAAAATGACTGATGGTACACGCCGGTTTCGCATGGTGTACGTTGAATCAGGCAAAGGTTCAGGAAAATCACCGATGGCAGGTGGCGTTGGGTTGTATTGTTTAGTCGCTGACAGTGAACCGCGCGCCGAAGTGTATGCAGCAGCTACGAAAAAAGACCAAGCCATGATTTTGTTTCGTGATGCGGTGGCGATGGTTGATCAATCTCCCGCATTAAGTCAGCGGATCACCAAATCAGGCGGAACAGGTAAAGAGTGGAACTTGGCTTATTTGAAAACAAGTTCATTCTTTCGCCCGATTAGCTCAGATGATGGGCAATCAGGGCCTCGTCCCCATTGTGCGCTGATAGATGAAATTCATGAGCATAAAAACAATACCGCCGTCGAGATGATGCGAGCGGGCACAAAAGGTCGGCGGCAAGCCTTGATATTTATGATCACCAACAGTGGCCATGATAAAACCAGTGTGTGTTATGACTACCATGAATACGGTCGAAAAGTCGCCGAAGGCACTATCGAAGACGACAGTTTCTTTTCCTATATTTGCTCACTGGATGAGGGCGATGATCCCTTTAAGGATGAATCTTGCTGGGGGAAAGCCAATCCGTCACTGGGTTACACCTTTTCTGATCGCTACTTACGCGAGCAAGTGACACAAGCCCGAGGTATGCCCGCGAAAGAAAGCATTGTGCGTCGGCTTAATTTTTGTCAGTGGGTGGATGCTGATAATCCGTGGATTAACAGTGAAACATGGATGCAGTGTGAAAACACGTTCACATTTGATGATCTTCAAGGTGAAGAGTGTTATGGCGGATTGGATTTATCGGGAACCAAAGATTTAACCGCATTAGCCTTGTATTTTCCTCGTCTCAAACGTCTTTATGTCGAATTTTGGACACCCAAAGACACCTTATTGGATAGAGCGAAAACCGACCGAGTGCCTTACGACTTATGGGTAAGGCAAGGTTTTATGCATACGACGCCAGGGAATGCGGTGAGATATGAATTTGTGGCAGAACGTATTGCTGAAATGGCGATGCGCGTCAACATGAGAGCCATTGCCTTTGACCCTTATCGAATTAAATACCTTGAACCCAAACTCGATGAGGTGGGGGTGACAGTTCCTTTAACTCCGCATGGACAAGGATATTACAAAGCCAAGGACTCAGGGCTATGGATGCCACATTCTATCGAACTGTTTGAACAGCTAATTGATGACAAGAAGATTGAGATCCACACCAATCCTTGTTTGAGATGGAATGCCGCATCCGCTGTGCTTGAGGCTGACCAAAAAGATAACCGCGTCTTTGCCAAGAAAAAAAGCACTGGTCGAATTGATGGTGTGGTGGCATCAGCAATGGCGATTGGTGCTGCGGAAGGTGAGGTTGATGATGGCAACCTTGATGACTTTTTCTCTAACCCATTGAGTATGTGATGACAGATAAACAATATTCAATCGATTTGCGCACTAATCATGGTTGGTTTGCGCGTCTGGCTTCCTTCTTTGTTGGGGGAAGACTCGTGACACCTGAACAAGGTTCACAATCAGGCGTTATCTCAGCGCAAGGCTCGCTTGGTGATTCTTCTGTAAATGATGAGCGAATACTCCAAATATCCACGGTTTGGCGTTGTGTTAGCTTAATTTCGACGTTAACGGCTTGTTTGCCACTGGATGTGTTCGAAACGGATAAACAGGGAAATAGAACCAAAGTTGATTTAAGTAACCCATTGGCTCGATTACTGCGATATTCGCCCAATCAATATATGACCGCTCAAGAATTCCGAGAGGCAATGACTATGCAGCTTTGCTTTTATGGTAATGCTTTCGCGTTGATTGAGCGAAATAAAGTGGGTGATGTGATTAGCTTGCTTCCTCTGTTGTCTGCCAATATGGATGTACGCATGGAGGGGAAGAATATTATCTATAAATATCAGCGTGATCATGAGTTTGCGAAATTTAAACAACATGAAATTTTTCATTTAAAAGGGTTTGGTTTTAATGGATTAGTCGGATTGTCGCCTATTGCTTATGCGTGTAAGACAGCAAGCACGGCCGTTGCGATGGAAGATCAACAACGTGAGTTTTACGCTAATGGGGCTAAGTCTCCTAAAATTCTGACAACGGGCGATAAGGTATTGAATAAAGAGCAACGTAGCCAACTTGAAGAGAATTTCAAAGAAATTGCGGGTGGTCCCGTTAAAAAACGATTGTGGATCTTAGAAGGGGGATTTCAAGCACAAGATATTGGTGTTAGTCCTCAAGATGCAGAAACAATGTCTTCCCGCAAATTTCAAGTCAGTGAATTAGCCCGTTTTTTTGGTGTTCCCCCGCATTTAGTCGGCGATGTTGAAAAATCAACAAGTTGGGGAACAGGTATTGAGCAACAAAACTTAGGTTTTCTTCAATATACCTTACAACCCTATATCTCCCGATGGGAAAACTGCATTGCGCGTTGGCTTCTAAAACCCCCCGAAGTGGGAAAATACCATGCTGAACATAACCTTGATGGATTATTGCGAGGCGATTCTACTTCACGCGCCGCGTTTATGAAAGCGATGGGAGAATCGGGGCTAAGAACTATTAATGAAATGCGACGGCTTGATAATTATCCTCCTCTTGAAGGTGGAGATGTCGCTTACCGGCAAGCACAATATTTACCGATTAACCAACTCAATAAAGAGCCTCACGAAAGTGGGGCTTAATTATTTATGGGGGTTCAATGCCTGATATTAGAAAAACACTGAATTTTGATGAAGCGGAAATCAAATTTACGGGTGATGGCACACAAGGCGTTTTCGAAGGTTATGCCTCTGTATTTAGTCATCAAGATTCCGATGGTGACATTATTTTACCCGGTGCGTTTAAGCATGTTTTAGATAAGCAAAAACAAAAAGTCGCTATGTTTTATAACCATCGAGTCTGGGAGCTTCCTGTGGGGAAATGGGAGTACATGGAGGAAGATCAAAAAGGATTACGAGTGAGAGGACAACTGACACCCGGTCATAGTGCAGCTCAAGATCTAAAAGCGGCAATGAAGCATGGCACGGTTGACGGGCTTTCTATCGGATTCGGGTGTCTGCGTAATGATTTTGAGCGAACACCTTCAGGCCGTATTTTTAAAAATATCTCCCTGTTACGTGAAATTAGTATTTGTACATTTCCCGCTAATGACCAAGCACAGGTTTCATCACTCAAGAGCATCGATGGGTTATTAACGATCCGAGATATTGAGGATTGGCTGAGAGAGTCAGCCGGTTTATCAAAATCAGAAGCAGTCGGTTTTATTTCCCGCTTCAAATCCGCTATTCGGAGTGAGTCCGATGACACTCAACAATCCCTAGTCGCATCCATTGTTAACCAAATTAATGCATTTAATCTGAAAGGATAGAATATGTCTGACTTAGCTATTATCCAAGAAGCCATCGAAGGATCACAAAAAAAGGTGCAAGAGCTCTTCGATGCACAGAAGAAAGAAATTGAAGCTACTGGCGCAGTTTCAAAGCAATTACAAACAGATTTAGTCTTAGTTCAAGAGGAGTTAAAAAAAGCCGGTGAACGTCTGTTTGATTTAGAGCAGAAAGGGGCAACGAGCGCTGATGATCCTAATACGAAAAAAGATTTTTCTGAGCGAGCAGCAGAAGCGCTGACAAAATCATGGAATGGGAGTCAGGCTTCTTATGAAGTGAAAACCTTTAATAAATCATTAGGCAGTGATGCGAGCTCAGCCGGAGTTCTCATTCAGCCGATGCAAGTACCGGGTATTATTATGCCGGGGATGCGTCGTTTAGTTATCCGCGATTTATTAGCACAAGGTCGTATTTCCAGTAACTCACTGGAATATGTACGCGAAAAATTGTTTACCAATAGCGCGGCACCAGTGAAAGAAAAGGCACAAAAGCCAGAATCTAATCTGACGTTTGAAAAACAAACGGCAAATGTGATCACTATTGCTCATTGGATCCAAGCGTCTCGCCAAGTGATGGATGATGCTGTGCAGTTACAGTCTTACGTTAATAACCGCTTATTGTATGGCTTAGCATTAGTGGAAGAGGAGCAATTACTCAATGGTGACGGTACAGCGGATAATTTGACGGGGATTAATCATGTTGCCACTGCTTATGATACCACGTTGAGTGCTACGGGCGACACGCATGCTGACTTGATTGCTCATGCCATTTATCAGGTAACAGAATCTGAATTTAGCGCCTCTGGTATTATTTTAAATCCTCGTGATTGGCATGCCATTGCGTTAATGAAAGATAAAGAAGGGCGTTATATTTTTGGAGGTCCACAAGCGTTTACTTCAAATGTAATGTGGGGATTACCTGTTGTTCCAACAAAAGCACAAAAACAAGGTGAGTTTACTGTTGGTGCATTTGATTTGGCGTCTCAAGTATGGGATCGAATGAATGCAGTTATCGAAGTGAGTCGAGAAGATCGTGATAACTTTGTGAAGAATATGCTGACCATTTTGTGTGAAGAGCGTTTAGCATTAGCCCATTATCGCCCTCAAGCCTTAATTAAAGGAACTTTCCCAACGTCTGGAAGAAGTGCTTAAGTAATAGGTCGGGGTAGGTAACTATCCCGTATTACATCATGAATATCTTAGATGTCATTCCTCTTTCTTTATTAAAACAGCATCTCGAATACAGCGGTGATGATCGCGATGAGCAGATTCTATTTTATGCACAAAGCGCATTAAATTATTGTTTGAGATGGTGTGATGAACCAGCATGGAAATCACCCGATGATATCCCTTATGAAGTGAAATCGGCCATGCTTTTGGTGCTGGGGGATATGTTTGAACATCGAACCAGCCAAAGTGAAATTCCGTTATATGAAAATAAAGCAGCAGAACGATTGTTACTGCTTTGTCGAAATTGGCGAGGTAGTTAATGGATCCGGGACGATTACGCCACACTATTCATATTCAAAAATCAGTATTAGCGCCCGATGCCATCAGTGGCAATGATGTGATTTGGACGGATCATGCGACAAAAGTACGTGCAGCGATCATGCCTTATCAAGGGCGGGAATATTTTCAAGCCCAACAAGTACAAAGTGAGGCCACAACACGAATTATTATTCGCTATATCGCTGACATTGATACTTCGATGCGTATTGTATGGGGTAAGCGACTATTTAATATTATTTCGATTATTGACCCTTATGAGCGTCATCGTGAGCTTCAATTGATGTGCAAAGAGGGCGTGAATGATGGGTGAGATTAAAATCAGTGGATTGTCTGAACTCGCTCAACGAATGCAAGACATTGCCCGTAAAACCAGAAATCAAAGTGCGCGTAAGGCGATGAATGCAGGCGCTTCGGCGTTAAAGCAGGAAATCAAACATCGAGTGCCGATCCTTAAGGAAACGGTGCCTCATCGACGCAAAGGCACCATCAAGCGCAATATTCGTTCTAAAACGAAAGTGCAGCGTAATGGACAAGTCAAAACGCGCATTTGGGTGAAATCATTATCGGGTAAAAAGGTGTCTGTCTTTAAACAGGTAACGGGAAAAAGTGCGGCATTGAATCCAAATGATCCGTTTTATTGGTGGTTTGTCGAGTTTGGTACCGCCAAGATGCCCGCACAACCGTTTATGCGCCCCAGCTTTGAAGCGAAAAAGGAAGCGACGGCTAAAGTGATTGTTCAAACACTCAAAGAGGATATTGAAAAAACAAGGTAGAGATCATGATACAGCAATTAAAAGAGACCCTTTCACCGCTGGTCGATGGAAGGGTTTTTTTTCAGGTATTACCTGAAGGCAAAAGGCATTATCCCGCCATTGTGATCCAGTTCGCCAGCATCACGCCTAACAGTGCGCTGGAGGATACAGATTTAGACAACTATCGTGTGCAACTTGATGTGTATGCGCCACAGCCACAACCCCTCATGGTCTTGCGTAAAAACATTGAGGCTCAGATTGTTGAGGCGATCCCATTTGCACAACGGGTGAATGCGGTCTTTGGGTATGAAGCGGATGTCAAATTGCATCGGCTTGTTCTCGAATTAATGATTTCATCAGATAAATAAGGAATGGATATGGCAAAGTCAAAAAACCATAAAGCGACGCCTTTCCTCGGCACGAAGATCTTTGTGCAAACCGGCTTAGGGGAGGCGATGACAGTGACGGAAGCGACGTTATCACCCGCAACCATTACCATCGCCAATAATAAACTGAAAGCGGATGACATGATTATGTTATCGGGTTTAGGGGAGTTAGATGGGCGTTTTCCCATTGCACAGGTTGATGGCAATAAAGTGACCCTGTGCGACGAAGTGGATTGGAGTGATAAAACGCTACCTACGGATTTTTCAAACGCCAAAGCACAACGTATTCAATGGTCTAATAATTTCTGTGCGGTAAAAAGTTTCAGTAAAGACGGTTCGACAACCGAACAAATTGATGTCACCACCATTTGCAGTGATGGCAAGGAATATGAATCCGGTGATACGGAATACGGCTCAATTAAATTGACCTTCTTCTTACGTTATAGCTCCAGTGATGTGCAGCGACTCTTGCGTAAATATGAAAACAGCAAAGAAAAATTTGCGGTGAAAATGGTATTAACACGAGATGAAGGCTCCATGTTTTATTACGGCTCTGTCGAAACGGGCATGAACATTGATGGCAGTGTAGGGCAAATGATGGATTCGGGGATCTCGATTAAATTGTCTGGCCGTGATTATTTGAATGTGAAGAAATAACCCTTAACTCACCTCTCTTATTATTTCTCATCTCCCTTCTCGATAAAAAATCTTAGGAGTGATTATGTCTAACGCTTTATTGCGAGAATTGGTGTTAAACCAAGCACTGAAAGTGACGCCTTTTACCTATTTAGACAACACCTTTTATGTTAAAGAGCTGGATGTTGGCACAATGAATTACATTCAGCGCAAACTTCGCCAAATTAAAATCAAGCTTGCCGAAGCGCAGGACATTTACTTAGACGAAGACGATCCCGAACAATTTAATGAGGCGATAAATCGTGTTTACGATGAATACGATGTCGCCAGAATGTTGGCCTTTAAGTTGTGTGATGAAAAAGGGGAACTGCTTTTTGATGCTGAAAATGAAGAAGACTTAAAAGGTCTTAATCGTCTAGGGCAAGGGTTCTCTAATGCGGTGTTTACGGCCGAAGCGGGGAACAGCGAAAAAAACTTGGAGACCGACGACAATTTCAATTGATATTGTCGTTGGCGCTGGGAAAAACGCTCGCGGAAATCGAGCAAATGCCCGAAAGCCACTTGTGTGAATATGAGGCCTTTTATCGTAAACAACCCTTTGGTTTATGGCGAGAGGATTATCGGATGGCACAAGTGGCGCATCTTCTCGCGATGATAAATCGTGATCCGAAAACGTCTCCGCCTGAATTGATGGATTTTATGCCGATGTGGAAGAAGAAAATCACGGAAGAAGAACTGTGGGATAATGTCACTGAGAGTGTATTAGCTAATCGATAGCCCCACATCCGTGGGGCTTAATCGTTAACCACCGCGAGACATTTTCTCAATTTTTTTATCCGTATTGTATTGAGAAAGGGCATAAACCGACCAGATAGCCGCAGGGATCCACCCAATTAAGGTGATTTGTAGGATAAGGCAGAAGATGCCAGCAAATGGGCGACCAATCGTGAAAAATTGTAACCAAGGTAGTAATAACGCCAGAATAAGTCTCATAAAACCCCCTCTATTATTCGAAATTTCAGTTTATCAATAATTAAAGCAATAGCAAATAACAAGGAATATTGCATTTATTCAGGGTGAAAGTTTGCTTTTGTAGTGTTCATACCAAGGATTGAATTTATGGCGGGAGCATTAGGTAGATTAAATATTGATTTGACGCTGAATACGGCAAATTTCACAAATGCGATCAACCGTAGCCAGCGCCAAACAGAACAATTTGGGCAAAGTATTCGCGTCAGCCTTCAAGCTATCACCGTGCAACAAGAGCGAATGGTATCGCAAACCGCAAAATCCTCGGCGCTTTTTGCCCGTTTTGCGAGTGTCACCGCAAGTGCATTATCCATTCATCAAGTCATTAATTATGCCGATAGTTGGACGGAATTACAGAACCGCTTAAAACTGGTGACAGAAAGCTCCGTTGAGTTAAATAAAGCCACACAAGCGGTTTATGATATTGCCCAAAAAACCTATCAATCATTGGATGCCACAGCACAGGTTTATCAACGTTTTGCGGATAATGCCGATCGCTTAGGATTAAGTCAGCAAAAAGTCGCTGAACTCACGGAAACTGTCTCAAAAGCCGTGGCGATTTCAGGAGCGAGTGCAACCGCAGCCCAAGCGGCATTAACTCAATTTGGTCAAGCATTAGCCTCGGGTCAGTTACGTGGCGAAGAGCTAAATTCAGTGATGGAGCAAACGCCTGCGTTAGCGAAAGCCATCGCTGACGGAATGAATGTTAGTGTGGGTGAACTAAGGAAGAAAGCCCAAGACGGTGAAATGACGATTGAAAAAGTCATTCAAGCCTTAGAACGTGCAGCCGACAGTGTGGATAAAAAATTTGCTACCAGCGTGACAACGGTTAGCCAAGGTTTTACTAATCTTCAATCGGCGATGACAAAATTTATCGGTGAAGCGAATCAAGGTACAGGTGCGACTCAGCTTTTTACCACAGGGATGACCACTCTTGCCGATAATCTATCGTTAGTCGCTAAAGTAGTCGAAGGGATCGCCGTCACGGCATTGGTAGCAAAACTCTCTCAATGGACGAAAGCCACTTATCTGAAAAATCAGACAACGTTGAATGAAGCCAAAGCCACATTACAGAGTGCAGAGGCAAACAGTGTGGCAGCAACCAGTGCCGTGAGGAAGGCATGGGCGGATAAAGAAGCCACCACATCGGCGCTCAATAGAGCCAAAATGGAATATCAAGTTGCTAGAGGCACTAACGCGGAAAAAATAGCACTTGATAACCTTATCGCCACAAAGTCACTCGCAAGAACAGCCTCTCTAAATTATACACAGGCATTAACCGCCGAAAACGTTGCTCAACGTGCATTAACGACCGCTCGGCGTCAATCAACGGTGGCGGGGCGAGCACTTAACAGTGTTATGGGATTCGCGGGTGGCCCTATTGGATTAGTGTTGACGGGTGTTGCAGCATTGGGCATGGGATTGTATGAATACAGCGAAAATGTCAAACAAGCCAAACTCGAATCGATTGAATTTGCCAATTCCCTTGATACATCAACAGAAGCGTTAAACAAAATGAGCAATGCCACATTAGTGGCGAATTTAAGTAAAGTTTCATCGGGCATTAACGCGCAATTGGAGAAAGTCGAGGAGCTTAAACAACAGGTCATTTCCTTACAAGGTCTATCAAAATACAGCGTTGAGAGTGAAAAGGCGTTTGCTGAACAAGGTGTGGGGGATTTATACCTTAAACGAGTGGCTGAAAAGCAAAAAGAGCTTGATGCTGCGATGGGGACATATGCAGAGCAAGTTAATAACTTAGAGCGTCAGCGAGCCAATATGCAAAATATGTTGGCGACACTCAAAGAAAAAGTGGGCGATCAAGCTCCGGAATATAAACGCTATGCCACTGAGTTACAAAATGTTGATGCCGTTATCAATTCACTTAAGGCGAGTTTAAAGAGTTTAGGCATTGAATATGAATCACTCATTGATATCACGCTTCAGGCGACAAATAGCCAAGTGAATGTCGCCACGGCGATTGCTAAACAGATTGATGAATCGATTGAAAAATCGCAACGTTCAGTGGCAAAAGCGCAAGCCACAGGGAAGGCATTAGCGAAATTAAATGCAGAAGATGTATTGGCTTCACGCAAAATTACGCCAGATATGCAAGGCTACGATAAGGCCTTACAAGCTGAAATTGAGGCACAACTGGCACTGCAAGCCAAACGGACGTATAAGCCCAGCCACAAATCAACCATTGATTATGCCAAGCAATACACCAAAATCTTAACGGAATTAGAGGAAAAACAAGCCTCACTGATTGCAGATGGACAAAGTATTCAGCTGTATGGCACTACCTCTTCCTTTAATGAATACACATCCGCATTAGCTGATATCAAACAGAATAAAGACAAGTTTGATGCCATCTTAAAAATCGATTCCAAAGCCATTGAGACGATAAAAGAAAAAGCGAAAGCCATTGATGATTTAGCTCGTGCTAACTCGGTTGCGCAATTTGCTTATGATCGCGGTAAAGAAATTGAGCAGATGCAATTTGAAACCACCTTGATAGGAAAGACACGCGCAGAGCAAGAAAAGCTTAATGCCCTTCGTCAGATTGATGTGCTGTATCAGCAAGCCAGTGTGGATTTAGGCGAAAAAGAGCTGGTGAACTTACAACGTAATGTCGAACTCACTAAACAGCAGATTGAGGAAGAGCTAAGGAAGCGAGAGGCCATGAAAGGCGATCCGATGGCGGGATTAAAACAAGGTTTATCGGATTTCAGTGAGTCGGCTATGGATGTGATGGAAAACGTCAGAAACGTCACCACCAATGCCCTTAATAATATGTCTGATGCATTAGCCGATTTTGCTTTAACGGGCAAAGGAAGCTTTAAAGATTTTGCCAATGCGGTGATCTCCGATATCACTCGAATGGTGATGAAAATGCTGATTTTCAAAGCCATTGAAGCAGGTGGGCAGGCAATGGGCTTTGATATGGGATGGATGAGCAAAGGGCATGCTTACGGTGGTTATACAGGGCATGGCGGGAAATTCGAACCTAAAGGGATTGTGCATGGTGGTGAGTTTGTTTTTACCAAAGAAGCGACGGCTAAATTAGGTGTCGGCAATCTCTATCGCTTAATGCATGCTGCGCAAGGTTATGCTTCGGGGGGCTTTGTGGGCTCTGTCGCAGGACGAATACCCGTTACACCACAACCGACGTTAGCCCGTGCGGGTAGTGTGCAAATGACAGTCGTTAATCATATTACGGTGACAGGAAATGGTGACGCTGTACTTGCGCAGGCAATGAAAGAAGCCGCACAACAAGGGACAGAAGCAGGCGCACAGAAAGCTCACGCGATGATGTTACAAGACTTTCAAAGTAATGGCGCAGCACGCAGAACATTAGGAGTTTAAATGTCTATTCTTGAATGGCCAAAAGAGGTGATCCCCACACAGGAAAACTGGCAATTATTGAGTAACAGCAAAACCTTTACCTCGCCATTTAATGGAGGTAGCCAGACGGTACGCTTTCCTGGAAGTCGTTGGCGTTGTGAGCTGACATTCAATAATTTAAATGAAGAGAAATCGCGCCAGTTAGAAGCGCTGGTGGCCTCATTGGATGGGATGTCGGGACGGGTCAAAATATCAAGCTGGATAAGAAAAGGGCGTTATGGGTATGGTTCGCCTCGTATTGCAATACCGAGCCAATTGGGACATCGGCTAGAAACAAAGGACTGGAAGCGCAATATGCGCGTGTTACAGCAAGGGGATCGTTTAACTGTGGGTAATGAACTCAAAATGGTGGTGGCAGATGTGGTCAGTGATAATCAAGGACGTGCCATTATTCTTATTTCGCCGATGTTAAGAACGTCACCTACCGTCAATGAAATGCTCGAGGTTGAGCGTCCTTTTGGAGTTTTTCGGCTCGTTGATAATGAACAGGGTAAATTTCAGCATCGTCGCTTGGGGTATACCAATATCACGTTATCTTTTGAGGAGGTGTTGTACTAATGCAATATCATCCATTTTCTGACGCCATGGTCAACGCGATTAATGAGGGGGCTTATATCGTCTTAGCCGCCAGACTCGATTTAAAATCAGGCGTGACCTGTGCGCATACCGGTGTTGGGCAACTGATTATTGCGGGGGAAACCTATTTAGGTGTAGGAAGTTTAGGCGAAATCAGTCAGCTAAAAGAAAATAAGACAACCAGTCCACCACAATTACAGCTTAAATTGGCCGGTTTTGATAAATCGCTGGTGGGGATGGTGATGAATGAGCAAAGTCGAGGGCGAGAAGTGCGGTTGATGATGGCCGCCATCGGTGAAGAGGGTAAACCGTTGCTTGCTGAAATCTTATTTGTTGGACAAATCACATCTATCAATGTGGTGTCTGGCGAAGAAAATGCCGTATGTGTTAATGTTTCTAATCGATTCGAACGATGGTCAATCGGTTTACCCGATAGATTTACCGATGAGTCGTGGTCATCTCGAAGACAAGGTGATCGCATCTTTCGCTATGTCGCTCAAATGGCTGAACGGGCGATTTATTGGGGCAGCAAGAAAGATGCACCTGCATTTATTTATAAGTAACAGGATTAGAAATGAGAAAATTTCACTTAATTATCATTATGATTTGTTTTCATTTAGTTAGCATTCAAGCTGCTAATGCAGAGTCAATCTTAATTAGTACAGCTAAGTTAGTTTGTGAAGATAAAGAAACTCCAGAATTAGTGAAAAAGTGCAAGTTGATGGTATACAAAATTGGTGAGTCTTCATTTAATTTAGGCAAGGCAACAGCGGCTTGTGAGTTAGCCAAAAAAAATAATAAAGATTATGATGGTGATCAAAAACGGGCATGTGAAGAAATTTTCAATATGGCTAAGGATTTTTTAACCATAACATATTGAAATCATTTTTAAATAAGAAATATAACATACCATGAAACAACAAAACTGGACACTCCAGTTACCAGAAACGATAAGGGCGGCGATGAGTCGCCCTTTTTCATGGGGTGAATTTGATTGTTGTATTTTTGCCTCTGAATGTATTTACGCACAATGTGGTTTCTCTCCAATAAAGCCTTATCTCAATCACTATAAAACCAAAGCCGAAGCCTTCAACCTGCTCAAATCTAAATTTGGCTCCTTAGAGAAAGCCGTATCACGCTATTTCAAATCCATTGAGATTGAGCGCGTTCAGCGTGGCGACCTTGTACTGTTCAAAGGTGAGGACGGTGACAGTTTAGCGGTGGTCTGGGCGAGGCATTATTGGGGCGTAACCCCACAAGGCGTGAAGCCGGTGCAGATTAACCCAATCAAAGCGTGGAGAGTGGAATAATGGGTGGGAGTGGTGGATTAATTTCAAAAGTCGTGGGTGCGGGCTTAATGATTGCGGGGCTATTTACTGGAGGCGTCACCTCTGCGATGGGCATGGCGCTGATGGCAGCAGGCGTCGCGGTGCAAGTCGCAGGTTCGCTTATCTTTAAGCCTAAACTGCCTTCCATGAATTATCGAGATACCAGTGAACGCAAACAGATGTTACGTTCATCGTCTGCCCCTGAAACCGTGATCGTCGGAAAAACAGTGATATCGGGTTTGCTTTTCTTCGCCGAAGAAGAGGCGGGTGAACAAGATGAAAACGAAAAAATCACACTGGCATTAGCGTTAGCAGGGCACCCCATAGAGAAAATTGGGAAGATCTGGTTAGGGGACGATTTAATTGAGACTTTTGGTGATAAAGCCTCATGGGAATTACATAACGATAGGGAAGATGCCGCTCCCTTTATGCTTAAAAATTGCCCGTCATGGAAAGAGGATATGATTGGTCGAGGTCTAGCGTGGTTACGTGTGACACTCACGTTTGACCAAGAAAAATTCCCCTATGGATTACCCAATGTGAAATGTGAAGTTTGGGGAAAACATCTGTTTGATCCTCGCACTGGGCAAACTGTGTGGGGTAACAATGGGGTCTTAGTGATTTTGGATTATTACCGCCATTATTTAAAAGTACCTGATACGGATATTGACTTTGACAGCTTTAAACAGGCGGCCGATTTATGTGATGAAAAAGTGAGTCTGCCAGAAGGCGGATTTGAGCCGCGATATACCCTTAATGGCGCCTATGATTTAAATGAGAGTCCATCCAGTGTCTTGGAGGCGATGCACAAATGTATTAACGCGGAACCAACATTCACCGCAGGAAAACACGGTATTCAAATCGGCGCTTATTATGGGCCGGCAATAAAAACCATTACCGAATCACAATTGATTGGCACCGTCACGTGTACCCCTGAAACAGGATTAAAAGACGCGACCAATGCGGTGTATGGCACGTTTATTGATGCCGAACAGTTGTACACAAAAACGGATTTCACGCCTGTGATTGTAGACGAATGGGTGAAAGAGGATGGCTTAGAAATTCGAGAGAACATCGACTATCGTTTTGTCACCAGCCCTTATCAAGCCCAACGATTAGCTCGCCAATATCTTCGCAAAAAGAAAGCGGGAAGACGGGTTCAACTCACGATGAACTTAGACGGCTATGCTTATCGTCCGGGGGAAGTTGTGCTTTTAGCATTACCTTCTTTGGGGATTAGTGGGCTGGAATTCCGTATTGCCGAATGGTCTTTCCATGCATTAGACGGTGTGGCTTTAACGTTGGAAGAGGATGGTGCCTATTTATATGAAGATGTGATTGGTAAACCGTTTGAGCGTCCACCGTTTGTGAGTTTACCCACTGGCGGTGTTGCTTCCCCTATTAATCTTGCTTTTGTTCCACTTGCCGTCAGTGACATTGTTCAAGGTATGCTTTCTTGGCAGAATGTGGCGTCTGATGTGCGCTACAACACGGTTAATATCCTTCAAAACGGTAGAGTGATTCAATCTATTCAGGTGCCGGGTGAGCGCGTTGATATTAACGGATTAGCACGAGGAACTTATCGTGTTGAAGTTAGAGCGACGAATATGGCGGGGGCAATGTCGGCACCCGCTATCAGTGATTTTGCTATCCAAGCACCGCCAGCTCCCATTAAGGTTGATGTTACTTCGGGAATGTTCAGCCTCACCGTCTCGCCAAAACAAGGTGATAGTGCTGTCTTGGGTTATACCTTTGAGTTTTGGTTTAGTGAGGAAAAACTCGCTAATCTTTCTGAAAATGAAGTGATCACCAAAACAAACAAAGTTGGCCAAGGGAATTTCTGGACGCAAGAGAATTTAAAAGCAGGACATACGTATTATTTTTATGTTCGAACAATCAACAGCTATGGCAAATCACCTTTTGTGGAGGCTTCTGGTGTTTGCTCAGCTCAAACGGAGTTGCTTCTTGATGAATTAGCGGGGCAAATCAGCCGAGACCAACTCGCACAAGACTTATTGGGTGAAATTAACAGTAAAGCTAACCAAATCGATATTACTGAATTACATGAGTTAATGAGGATAAATCACGACAAGCTTTTAGAAGAGTCAATGAGGCAAGGCGCGACGATTGAAGAAAGTGAAAAAAAATGGGAGGAGGCCGAAAAATTACTGGCTGAGCGGATAAATCAAGTTTCAACGGCAACAGAAGCACAGGCAGCCGCAATTAAACAAGAGCAACAAGCACGTATTGAGACTGATAAAACCGAAGCACAACAACGCCAATTCTTAGCCACTCAACTTCGTGGTGATTATACCGGTAATGATTTATCGAAAGTCACCGCAGGACTCATTTCCGCAGAGAAACAAGCACGTGTTACA